TTTATTTCGAAAGTGTAAAACAAATATCTATCAATCCCGTGCTATAAAAGGGGTTTTGGGTTTAGTTATTTGTTTAACTACGCTTTTAACTACGTTTGTTAAAATTAGAGGGCTTTTAGGATATTTCCGAACTTCTCTGCAGTACTTTTTTCTTTGTGTTTGGCAAGATGGCTGTACGTGTTCATAGTGAGACCATAATCAGAATGTCCGAGTCTAAGTTGTATCTCTTTAGGGTTCACATCATTATTCATTAATAAACTGGCATGAGTATGCCTAAAACCATGAAATCCTATATTAGGTACACCAGCATTTTTAAGGTGTTCAATTAGCTTTTCACGTTCAATTTTATATGGCTGTGATTTTTGCTGATAAGAGAATACGGGAGCATTTTTTAAAGAGATTGTGCCACTATTCTGGATGTTTCGCCATTCTTTGAGTAATGATAATGTGACTTTATCTAGAAATACAGTACGATTGCTGCTTTCAGTTTTTGCACTATCTTGTATTTGATTCTTATGCTGTATGATGGTTTTGTCTACAATGAGAGAACTTTCTCTAAAATCAATGTCAGACCATGATAAAGCCAAAGCCTCTCCGATACGCAATCCAGTAGCCAACAGTAGCTTATATAGTATGATATTCCTTTGATGTTCTATAGTTGGCTCTAGATTATCCAAATAGGTTAAAAACTTCTTAAGCTCATTGTCTTCAAAATATTTTATTTTTTTAGTGGCCCGTGATTTTAGTTTTGGTGGGATAACCTGTTTAGCTGGATTGTTATCAATTGCACCTAACTGCATTCCATAGTCTAAAATACGTTTGATGTAATTTAAAAGGGCTTTGAAGTCTTTACACTTCCCTTTTTCACGTTTTCCATTTTTGATAGTTGCGGTATTAGCATTTTTTGCCCATTTATTTACGATGTTTTGTAGCAACACGGTATTTATCTTGTCAATGGAGTAGTCACCAAGAGTGGGTAAAAGGTAAACTTTAAGAGCGTTATTAGCTACACTTATAGAATTTTCTTTAACTGTTAGCTTATAGCTATCAAACCAATTGAGAGCTAGGGCTTCAAAATTATCAAAAGTTACTTTTTCTCTTGCAACTGTTGAGCCATTTTTGATAAACTTATTTATAGCTTGATTGGCTTTTATTTCGCAAGCCTTACGGGTTTTAGCGGTAGCAGTTGTGCGAACTTGCTTACCAGTTAGGGTATCAACACCCAAATATACACTAGTACGGTACACTTTTGTACCGTCTTTTTTTGTGATTTCTTTTATATTCATGTTTTCTCCTGTTCTATTACCAGGCAAGGAAAAGTTAAAAGGATTTAAACATAAACATAAACATAAGATAGTGCAATGTATTATTTCGGTAAATTATCAATTGCGTATTGGGCTTGTTCTGCTGTGAATTTGTCAAAAATCAATTGTTCTTTTAAACCTTCGTTTGAAAAAGAAGAATAATCAAGATAATCCTTAGCGGTTTTAAGTGCTTGTTCATTCCAATCAACACTAATATTATCAATCGCATATTGAGCAGCATCTTCTGGATATTTATCAAAAACTAGTTGTGCTTTTAAGCCTTCCTGTGAAAAGGAAGAATAATCTAAATAGTCATTTGCTGTCGATAAAGCATCTTGGAACTCTCTAGAGACTGCAGGAGTCTTCTCAGTACTTGAGGCTACAGTGTCTTCATTTAATAAGTTGTCATCTGAAGAATCAGAAGATGTAGAACTATCATCTACAATATTTTCGGTACTATCTGTAACTTGTTCCGAACTATAATATTCATCTGATGAAGTATTAGGGCTAGAATAATTATTTTTTGCTCCTAATTCAGAACAAGCACTTAGTATTAATGCAGACATCAAAGTAATTCCCAATAGACAAATTTTTCTCATAAAATTTTCTCCTCACTCTTTTAACGTGATTAGCGCACGTCTATTCATTTAATAATCTTGTTCTACTTTAACTAATCTACCGGCTATTTCTGCAGGATTTGTTTCATCGGCATATTGAATAGGATATTTTGGGTTAAGCGGTTCAAGTCGGATTCGTTTAACGTACCCAGCTTCATCATATTCATAGTGGACACATTTTAGAGTAGCTGAGTTATCATCAGTGAATCTGACGGCGCCAATTGCTCCATCGTCAATATCTGGTGATAACAAAATCAAAGCAAATGATCCATCATGAATTTCATGTTCCATGCTATCTCCTTTTACATGAAGCCAAAATACATCATCTCTTCCGGCGTATTTTCCGTAAACAGGTCTCATTCCTTCAAAATTTTCTTCAGAGAAGATAGGGGTTCCAGCAGCAATGTCGCCAATAATTGGAGCCAAACCTTCTTTTTCATAATCATATGGTACAAGATTATTAATTTTATCTAATTGTGCTTTTTTAAATGGTAGTATTTGTTTTTCTCGCTTTATGGCTTTTTGTTCCGTTAACTGAGAATTAGCAGTCTGGAGTACGATCTTTTGGCGCTGTTCTTCTAGTTGAGAACTTACGTTATTTATTTCTGATAAGATTGTTGGTTTTATTTCATCTGTACCATACATCAAAACTTTACCAGGTACTCCAACAGCATTTTCAATTTTTACTAAGTCAAATAGTTGAGGGGTGTTTTCACCACTTTCCCATCTAGAGACAGCAGATTTTGTGCGTCCGACTATATCTGCAAGCTGTTGTTGCGTTAATTTTGCATTTTTTCGAGCTTCTTTTAGTCGTTCAGCAAATGTTATCTTTTCCATATCTAAAGTATATAATAATTGTTAACAAAAGTAAATTAAAAAAGTTGTGTTTTATCAACTTTATTAGTTGATAATTTGCAACTTTTGTTATATACTTAATCCATAAAGTTAAAACAGAAAACAAACATAGCAGTTGTGAATCTTCTGCAAAGTGTGGGTACGTTGCGTAAACCCCGTGACAAGTATTTGTATTAACAAATAAAACAGAAGGGAGATAAAAGGTGAATCAAAAAACATATAAACCTTTTGATGAGTTGCTTAAAGAAACAGGGATGACATATAAAGCGATAGCTCATAAAGCAGGTATGGAAGACTATACTTTATACCGTTTGAGACAACGGCCGTCAAAGCTCAATGGAGAGCTTATATCAAAGATTGTTGCAGCTACTGATCTAGATGAGCGAAAGTTGTTTGATATCTCATATTTTTTTGCAAAAGAAGTTGATGTTTTGCAACAAAAGGCTAGCTGAGGAGGAGTGAGATGAACGAATTACAAAATTTTAATTTCAATAATTTACAAGTACGGACAGTACTTATAGAAAATGAACCTTGGTTCGTAGCTAAAGATGTAGCTGATATTCTTGAATATTCAGATACACAAGCAATGACACGTCGACTTGATGCTGAAGATATAAAAAGCTATACCGACAAATCGTCGGGTCAGGGTCGTCAAGTTAAAATCATCAATGAAAGCGGACTTTACGAATCAATTATCGGTAGTAAGAAAAAAGAAACTCGTCCATTCAAGCGTTGGGTAACTCATGAAGTCCTTCCTACAATTCGCAAGCATGGTGCATACATGACTGATGCAAAGGCACAAGATGTTCTTTCTGGAAATGGTCTGGCAGATTTGCTGCTTCAAGCAGGTAATCAAATCAAGCAGCTTGAGGCTGAAAAAGAAGCCTTGAAATCTGAAAAATCGGTCATGCAAGTTGAACTTGCAGAAGCTACTGAGAAAACTCGCTATCTTGATTTAATTTTTGAAAGTACAGATGACTTGCTGACGACTCAAATTGCTCAAGATTACGCAAAGGGAGCGCCAACTTTTAACAAGATTCTTTCTGATTTGAGAATTCAGCGGAAAGTAAACGGACAGTGGGTTCTCTATCGTAAGTACATGGGTAAAGGTTACATTAAAAGCCGTACTCATACATTTACAGATAAAAACGGTCGAAATCGTACAAATGTGACAACGACTTGGACACAAAAAGGACGTGAGTTCTTGTATAGAAAATTGAAAAAGGCAGGTTATTTACCAGTAGTTGAGCAAGATAACGTATAGGAAGGAGAAATCTATGAGCGAACAACATGATCCACTAACAACTCTTGTAGCTCGTGGTTTAGTTGATGAAATAAGTTCCAAACTTAATGAAAGTCTAGAACTTCAAAAACAGTTGCTCAAGCGTGAGAGTAAAACTGGAGAAATTAGACAAAGTACCTTACTTAAAGAGCTAGGAATTTCAGCCACCACTCTTAAGCAGTGGCAAAAAAATGGACTTACTCCCATCTATAGGGGCGGTTCGGTCTTCTATCTTTTAGAAGATTTACATCGATTTAGTTATTAACTTTCTACCAGGCAAGGAAAAGTTAAAAGGATTTAAATTCAGAAAGGATTGTTCATGTACCTAATCGTAGAGAAAGATACCGGTGAAATATTGGCAGATATCATCACTAAAAACGAATGGTGTATGAATATCATAGCGCAAAGATTAAACGCAAAAGCAGTCAAAATATAGGAGGCACTGATGCCATTTTTATCACAAACTAGAATGTATGAATTAGAAGTAAAAGAACGAGATTATGATCAACTTTCTCATGACTATCGTGAAAAGTGTATTGAGCTTGAGATGCTCAAAAGAAATACACTGACACGAGAACGTCTAATTAATAGACGTGAGAGCGTAACGGAGTATGTTGACCCACAAGGGCGGCTTATTCGTGAAGAAAGTCAATCTATTAAGACAATGGTTGAACCAGCCACTCCAACATTGGGAGACTGGTTTAATTCAGGACCGTTTTCTATGGGGACAAACAAATGATTTTTAAATTCAAAGATCGTCCAGCACCTTTTACAATTTTCACAGAAACTAAGCGAATGAAGCAAGATTTGCTGAAAGAATTTGAAGACAAGTACTTCAAATTGTCCGATGCATATAAAAATAACTTGCTTTTGGTTCCTTATCCTTGGCTTGGAAAAGAGCTAGCGAAAATTTTGAAAGGGAGGGAAATATATGAAGAAAAAAGATGTCCATTATTGTGAGAGTTGCCATGAAAAGGTAGCTCTTACAACGATAGAACACAAGCTTTTGTGTAAGCCGTGTTTTGAAAGATGGTTTGAAACAAAATTCAGTGAACGGAGTAAATGAAATGGAAAAAATTAAATGTTTCGAGTATGTGAGTTGGAATGAGAAAGGGCCTTTCCTTTTTGAGATAGCTGCAGAAGATTTCAGCATTACAGGCTCATTTGAAGTCAATGGAAAAATATACACAGCACAATGTTTCGACCTTAAAACGAAAGAAGCGGATATCACTGAAATTATCATCAAGTCAGAAGAAAATAATATAGAAGATGTTGCCGAAGATGAAATAACTTGTCCATATTGTGGCTATGCACAGTGTGATTCTTGGGAGTGTGAGCAAGACAAAGATAAGGAAGTCTGTGAGGAGTGTGGAGGTACATTCTCGTATTATTCAGAAACAACGACTATTTACACTTCTGAGCCTGTGAGTGCACCAAATCCAGTGAAGTACGAGAAAGTTTAGGAAACAAGATGAAAATAAAAATTAATCAAAAATCGTTACTTGCAGCATTAAACAAAATGGCAGCTTTTCTAAGAAGTAGCGAGCCGATTACACTATCTGCTCAAGGTGCAAGCTTATATTTATATGGAAATTCGATCTATACGAATATTTCTTCTGAAATAAAACTTACCACTAAAACAGAAGAGTCCGGTTTAGAAATTCAATCAAAATCAACAATACAAGTAAATTTTGGTGCACTTCTCAAAGCTATTAGACAGTTCAACCCTGAACTGCTAGAAATAAAAACTTCTAATTTAGAAGACTTAGGAATGGTAATTATTTCCTCTGAATTTGAAATAGATTTATTAGCTAAGGAAACTGCATATAAACCAGGTTTTGCCAAAGGGACCAATGTTGGAAAATTTAAAGCAGAATATTTAGGAAATATTTTTAAAGAAGTGAGTTATGCTATCAGCAAGTCAAAGAGTCGCCCTCTTTTCACCAATGTACATTTTGAATGCAGTGATAGTAAATTACTTATTGAAGCGACAGACAGTTATTGTATGGCTCGTCATACTGCTGAAACGAGTTTAAAGAATGAGTTTAATTTATTGATTCCAGAGATTATTTCTAAAAATATCAATAAATTCTTTGGTAAAGAAGGCAATATATCAATTGAAATTCATGAGAAAAATATCTGTTTTAAGGGTAAAGGATTAGCTATTGAATGGGAGTCATCTGAAAATAAGTATCCTGACACTCAGCGTTTGATCCCTGACAAGCAAGAAATGTCTGCCTATGAAATAGATGCAAAACTATTTAAGGCAGCTCTAAATAGAATGATAAAACTTAGTGATGGCGCTTCATATCATGCAGCTATTAGACTTGAATTTAATGAAAGTACAGTTCAATTAACCGCAAAGAATGGATTTTCACTTTTTAATTATCGTCAAGAGTTACCGTTGTTTAGTGAGTGTTCTGAATTAACACTTGGATTAAATCCAAATTATATTCTCAATACAATAAAACACCTACCCAAAGGAAGCAAGAGAGTAAGAATTCTTGTTCAGGATAAGTATAAACCAATCATTGTAGAAAGTGAACTTTCTAGCACCACATTGAACTTAGCTACACCAATTAGAATAAATTAATAGAGGTGAAGAAATGAAAGCATGGTTATTAGAAAATCCTTACGATGATGAAGGTAGGCAAGCGATAGTATTTGCGGATACACGTAATGAAGCAAAGCTGCAAGCAGATTGTTACAACATAGATTGTGATTGGATTGATTTAAGAGCTACCCGAGCTAAGAATTATGATGGCATGGAAAATTTATCTACCCAAGAACTTTATCGTATTTTGTGGCGTGATGGCTGGTGGTTTGAACTTGGTGATGATCGAGTAGAAGCCTATGATGACGAGGGTGTGACAGAAGAAACTTTCGACATTTGGTGGAATCGAACTTATGGATTGGAGAAAACAAAATGAGTAAAACAATGGAACACTATAAAAATATGATTTTAGCAAATGCTACGATCACAAATACCATTTATCTAACCACAGCAACCAAAGATGGATTAATGAGTATGAAGCGTCGGGATTTTACCGAAGAAACTTTGTCAGCGGCTAGGTAACAAATGAAAAAGGTTGCGGAAGAAAAGGGCCGTGCGATCTATCAATGGGATACTACCAAAGGTGTTGATACGCTGGCTTATATACCAAAAGAACACGTTGAAAAGTTTCTTAAATGGTGTGAAGAAGTGGGTTATACAAATATGGAGGAAGCAAAATGAACATAGCAGAAGCAATTACAAAATTTTCAATCGAAGTACTACAAATGAACGAAACAAAAAACAGTCCAGAAATGGTTGTAGCCATAACTGAACTGTTAAAGATAGGACACGATAATTCTACTGTGTAATAAGCTCAATATAAGAAATTTCAGAGCCATTAACTACTAGTTGATTATCACCAATGAAACGATAAGTAAAGTTTTCGATAGTAAGATTACTAATATCACCTTCATATTCGCCTCTTACTGTTGTTGCTTTTTTAAAATTAAGAACTTTGCTTACGTTACCAGATTTTAAATATACATAGAGTTTCATGAGTCATCTCCTTTCATGAGTATTTTGAATAAAGCTCAGTTGGTATGTACATTATTCATTAATATTATAACATTTTAGGTTAGTCTAATCAACTAGATGTAGTGCTTGTTTGAATGAAAATATAAGAAAGGACACAACATATAGTATGTGGCATAAAATTGAAAAATTACTAAAAGAGAAAAATATGACGACTTATCGTCTTGCACAATTATCGGGAATAAATAAGGCTACTTTAGCTCATATTAAGAGCGGGAAGGTAAAAAAGCCTTTGTTTGAAACAATATGCAAAATAGCAGATGCTCTAGACGTTGATATTAATGAGTTCAGAGAAAAATAAAAAAAGTTCCCAGGTTGCAACTGGAAACTTCATGAAATAAGTGTGTGTAATTCTCAATTTCTACTCTAATTATAGCATAAAAAAAGCGAAAAATAGACCTGTTTTAATGATTTAAATAAAGAGTGTGTAACTCCTTATATATCAATAGTCTAGGCACTATATTGTCTTTTCCGATTATGTTATATATTTACCATTATTTGGAGGTGATAGATTGATAGAAATTAAAGAATATGAAATGCATTTGATCGATAATGAGATCGCTGCAAACACAAGAAAAAACTATTTGAATACTTTACGGCAATTGGATGCATTTTTGGAAATTAATGATTGTGCCTTAAGTAAAGCAGCATTGATTAAGTTTAAGCAATATTTACGAGAACATGAATACAAACCTAAAAAGCACTACACCATGAAAACCATTAACCAGAAAATCACGAGTATTAATGTATATCTCAACTGGTTAGAGCGAGAAGAATTCATAACTGATAAACTTTCTATCAAACTTTTGAAAGCTCAAACAATGGAACACCGGGAATCTATCACAAAGAGCGACTATAAAAAGTTATTAAAAAATTGTGATGATGAAGAACTAGAGCTTTTCATTCTGACCATTGGAAATACTGGTGTGCGAATAACTGAAGTGTGTTCTCTTAAAGTATCTGATCTCAACCAAAAAACTATTTTAGTCGAGAACAAAGGGAAAGAGCGGGCAATTGCAATGCCACAATTTCTGAAGAAGAGATTGAAAAAATTTGTGAGGACCAACGGGATTACAGATATTATCTTTGCAAAAGACCAAAGAACGTATCGTGCGGACTTGAAGAACCTTGCAGGGAAAGCAAAAGTGAATAAAGACAAGGTTTATCCTCACTCAATTAGACATTACTTTGCTAAAGCATTCTTGGAGAACGGTGGAGATTCTACAGTTTTGCAGCAGTTGCTGGGCCATAAACAGATAGCAACAACAACTATTTATACCAAACTCAATTCTAATGAGTTGAGTGAGCAATTTAGCAACATAAAAAATATTTAAACTATGTGCCGGGATTCACACTAAAAGCGAACAGAAAAGTTTGTCCAGAACACGAATAATAACTAAAATCGTATTTTGTCATTGAAACCACGTAAAAGCTATAGTGTTCACCAAATGGACTGCATCCCAGTAGCAAGGATTGGAGTCTTTGCTTACTGGATTTTATAGAAATCAAAAACTTAAAAATAATAATACAAAGAGGTAATTTTAAATGGCAGATATTAGCTGGATAAAATTAAGTACAGGATTACCTGACAATAAAAAAATAAAACGTATCAGGAAGCTTCCTGATGGAGACAAAGTCATATTGTTTTGGGTGTTCTTACTTTCAAGAGCAGGAGAAAGTAATAAAAGCGGCGGTCTCTTCTTGACAGATACTATGCCATATCAAGAAGAAGATTTAGCTGCAGACTTTGATTTCACAGTTGAATTTGTGCAGTTTGCTTTAATTACTCTTGAAAAATATTCCATGATTATACGGTATGACGAAGTTTTATTTATTAAAAACTGGGAAGAATACCAAGCTATTGAGGGTATGGAGAAAATAAGAGAGCAAAATAGGTTAAGAAAACAAAGACAACGTGAACGAGAAAAAATGATGCTAGGCCATGATACTATGTCACGTGACAGTCACGATGATGTCACGGCAGGTCACGCAACAGAAGAAGAGATAGAAAAAGAAAAGAGTAAGAAGGAGAATAAGAAATTAGAACCCAATGATTTACTCACTGAATATTTGAATCTCTTTATAAATTTTGCAAATAAAAATATTCAAAAAAAAGCAGCCACACAAATGCTATTTGTCAGACTTCCACCATTTCAACAGGAAGAAGCAGTTATTGGGGCCCGTAATTACATAGAATTTTATCGATTAGATAAGCCTGAAGATACAACAGGACAATATAGTGTAAATGCTGCGAATTTCTTGGATAATATGATGTTTACAGAATTTCAAAGTAAAAAAGTTCCACAGCCAAAAACTAATAAAAGTAAAACTTTTAAACCGGCTCCAGAATGGTCACAAAAAAAATATGTAGATAATACTAGTGCTGAGCAGAAAGCAGAATTCGAAGCTTATAAAGCTAAACGAAAAGAGGCTAAAGATGCATCTAATTAGATATCGAAGAGATACGCATAATAGACCGGCTTTTCTTACAGGTAATTTCTACTATTGCGAAGAACCAGATCAACATAATAATCACTGGCGCAGATTTCATGAACATGCATGGGATTTAACACCAGAACGTGCAGAGCAATTGAGAAATGACTTCCAAAAGCGTGACAGTAAGAATATCTACAAGATAGTCAAGACTGAACAGGAATGTCAGGATAAACTCAAAAGAGACTTGGAATTGCTAAGGAGGAATTAATGAGAGTACATGAATTAAAGTTAGACACAAAATATTTCGAAGAGGTAAAAAATGGCACTAAGAACTTTGAAATTCGCAATAATGATCGTGATTTTAAAATGGACGATGTGCTAGAGCTAAAAGCATTCAAGAGACAAGGGGATTTAGAAGGCTATGCTAAAAAAGATAGCTCTGGGGACGGATATCACATTATGGGAAGTGATTGTTGTTTTTATGAGAGTCACCAAGCAGACACAATTAAGGTAAAAGTGACAGATATTTGGGATGCAGCTTGTGTTAATCGAGCAATGAAACCATTCGAAAGCGGTGTTTTATGGTCCATTACTGGAAAAAATGTATTCACTCGTAATGTAAAGGCAGTATTACTTGAATATTTCAGAACAAACCATTTACCCCTTGATTTTGTTGTTCTTGGGATTGAGGTGATTGAATGAGTGGTGATGAAATTTTAGGAGGCAAAATTTGAATTCGAGAGAATTAATTATTGATAACTTTGCAGGTGGAGGCGGTGCTTCGACAGGAATTGAAATGGCAATCGGGCGTTCCGTTGATGTCGCAATCAACCACGATCCCAATGCCATTGCCATGCACAAAGTTAATCATCCAGAAACTAAGCATTATTGCGAGGATGTTTTCGATGTTGATCCAATTGAAGCCACACAAGGACAGTCAGTGGCCTTATGTTGGTTCTCTCCCGACTGCAAACATTTTTCAAAGGCTAAAGGGGCTACACCTGTGTCTAAGAAGATAAGGGGCCTTGCTTGGGTGGCTGTTCGCTGGGCTAAAGCAGTAAAGCCACGTGTGATTATTCTAGAAAACGTTGAAGAATTTAAAACATGGGGGCCATTGTTAGAGACAGAAAAAGGCACTTATCCTGACCCTGAACATAAAGGAGAAACATTTGAACAATTTAAGCAGGAATTAGAGCAGTGTGGCTATAAAGTGGAGCATAGAGAACTACGTGCTTGTGATTTCGGAGCACCCACGACCAGAAAAAGGCTATTTCTTATCGCAAGATGTGATCAAAAGCCCATTGTATGGCCAGAGCCTACCCATGCTCCAAAAGACAGCTTAGAAGTTTTGGCCAAAGTGAAACCTGCTTATGCCTCTGCGGCTGACTGTATTGACTGGTCATTACCGGGGCAATCCATCTTTGAAAGAAAAAGGCCACTTGCAGAAAATACAATGAAACGGATTGCAAGAGGTTTCAAAAAATTTGTGCAAGATGAAGCTCATCCCTTTATTGTCAGAATAGGTCAAACAGGGTTCGGGGGTGATAAGCTATCTTATTCTCTCAATCAACCTTTGACAACAATAACAACTAAGGCAGAACATTTGTTGGTTACCCCAACAATCACGGTGAACAACATTGGACATCCCGGAAGTAATGTGAAAAATCCTCTGCCTACAATCACGACAGGAAGTCATCATGCTTTAGTTGAGACGGTTCTTCAAAAGGAAGAAGGCACTCTTGCCGCATCCTACCTGGTTAAGCATTACGGAGGCAATTATTCAGGTGCAGGCATTGATTTACGAAACCCGACGGATACGATCACACAAGTGGACCATCATGCTTTAGTTCAAGCCTTCTTAATTAAGTATTATGGCTCAGATACAGGCCAAAGATTAAATGACCCATTACATACCATTCCAACAAAGGACAGGTTTGGACTTGTTCAAATAAAAAATGAGAATTATCGCATAGTTGATATAACTATGAGGATGTTGCAACCTCACGAATTATCGAAAGCACAAGGCTTACCAGAGGACTATATTATTGATAAAGACCCAGAAGGTAAGAAAGTAAGCAAAGCAGTTCAAACGGCGAGAATTGGCAACATGGTTGTTCCTCAATGTGCAGAAGCCCTTGTTCGAGCAAATTTACCTGAGCTTTGTAATAACAAAATTTCAAAAACAGCATAACGAAAGGATTGGATGAATTTTAAACTGACACAGCAATTTATTCAAGGAGGCGAAATGACAAAAACAAAACTGCAAATCATGCGTGAGAAGAAGGAGCTGACTAGAATAGACTTAGCTAGCAAGATATGCTCTTTAAATGACTTCGAAAATCTTGAAGGAGATATTGCAGAGGACATTGAAAAACATGAGGACGATAGCGAGAAGTTATCTCTTGGGCAATTAGGATTCGTTGCAGAAGTCCTCGGCTGTTCGGTAGATGAATTGGTGGAGGAAGTATGAGCGAGTTTGCTATGGACTCTGTAAGGGTGCTATCAGAAATAAAAAAAGATGTTCACGAAAATATTGATCGATATTATAGAGACATCATGATTGCCGATAGTCTTTGGGAGCAGAAAAACGCACTTGGGGAACTTCAGCTCTATATGAAAAGGCAAATTAAAAAAATAAAAGAGGTTGAGGATAGTAAATGACAAAAGCAGAAAAAGAACACAAGTTTCCAAAATACGATTTAGACGTTGATTTTTGGAGAAATCGTTGGTGTGAAGCTTCCGCTGAAGCATTACAGCAACAGTTGGAGTATATCAAGCTTGAAAAGAAGTTTGCCACGGCTGTAAAAGCTTTGGAGAGTATTAAAGAGCGTACAGAACGTGATGAATTAGATGAATATTATCGAGAAAGAAATCATGATGTTCGGAATGATGCAGTTAAAGCACTCGCAGAAATCGGAGGGGAAGATGAAAAGAGAAACATTTGACGATTTATGGGATAAAGCAGACAAAGAATACGGGAGTCAAGGGAATAACTCATTTACTTTTAAGCATCATCTATTTGCTGTGCTTGATGATGAATTAAAGGAACAACCCAAACTCAGCATACCGAAGAAGATTGCAGAGGAGTTGGAAGAAGAGCTAAAAAATTCAGAAGATAAGTTATATACGTTCAATAAATGCTATGAAGATATGATGCTTCCAGACAAACTGCTTTTGCACAAAAATTATGCCATAATCTGTGCTTACCTCGCAGGCAAGGCGCTCGGTGTTGAGCTTGTGAGTATTGAGGAGAATTAAATATGCCAAATTGGGCTGAAGGAACTTTGAAAGTTCGAGGAACGAAAGAAAATATTTCGAATTTCTTGAAAAATGGAATTACAGGAATACCAAAAGCAGTACGTAGTGGTGGAGAAATTATCCATCAAACAAATGAACCGCAAATAAAGCAAGATGATTGGGAAACAAATTTATTTTGTGAAGGTGGTTTTTATATTAATGATACTCGTAGGGCATTTGTAGAAACAAATAATATTAATTTTTACCACGAAGATGATGCAGAGGTCTTTAATTTAGAAATTACAGACTTCAAGCAAGCATGGAGTGTTATTCCTGAAAACTTTATTGCTATTTCTCAGAAATATAAAATTGATATTAAAATATTCGCTTATGAAATGGGCATGGAATTCACTCAAGAAATTGAAATTATTGATGGAGTGCTTACGAAAGATGAGGCTAAAAAGTATGATGATTATTTCTGGGAAGTTCCGTTTTCTCAATTAGGAGGTTAAGGAGTGAACAAAGATAAAAAAGATAAACTAGAACAAATAAATAGGATTGAACAAGAAATAAAGGAAATTGATAGCTTTCTTTCTAATTATTATAAAGCACCTAGATATTTTAAACTAGCAGCTTTTAAACAAAATTTTGTATTTTCTTTGAAGCTTGGTGGATACGGAACGCTATCCCGAACAGAATATGAATTACCAAGGGATTTGAATAACGAGATATTGAACGTAGTCTTTAACTATCGAGAAAAATTGATCGCTGAGCAAGATAAATTGTGGGGGGATAATGGCCAACGAACCGATGATTAGGTGTTACTTATGCGGTAGAAAAATAAAAGAAGCTGAAGTAATACCAGGACAAGATAAACAAGTCTGTGATATATGCGAGGCAGAATATGGATGTTATTGACTTTTCCAAAAAGAAGCGAGAGAAAAAGCAGTCCGGCCGTTTTAAGGTAACAATCAAGACGATTGAAAGCAAAAATTCTATTTTCGTTCAATATTTAATTGAGGTAGAAGAAATTTTTACAGATGGTGAATGGCAACGCAGAAGATCAAGAAATAAATATTATCATGGGAGCGACCCCAAAAAGGAAGCTCAACGAATAATTGATCAAATTAAGAATGAAGAGCAGCATACTACAAATATAGAAACTTATTATGTAGATTAGATTGGAGTTAGGAGGAGATGGATATGAGCGGCGATGCTTATGGTATGTCTTGGACAGAACATTTAATTAGATGTAGTAATAAACGAATTGAATATTTGCAACGTGAACTACAATGTGCTTACGCAATAAGAGAGGAACGCTACAATAAACTTGAAGAACAAAAGGCACTTCGAGAATCTATAAAAAAAGATATAGAAAATAAATTTAAAAAATAATCCGTTTTAACCAAAATAGAAAAATTCTTATAAAAGCAGTAAGCACAAGGGAGTACAGCTTATAAAGCCACTTCCGATTATACTATATATTTACCATGATTGAAGGAGAAAGAAATGACAGTAAAAGAACAATTTTTAAACGATATCAAAGAAGCAATTGCAAATCGAAATCGAGGGTTGTTAGAAGTTTACATTGAAATGCCAGGTATGTCAGCTAGAGAAAAGATTACAAATAATTTTATGAATTTCCAAGCAAAACATGATTACTATGAAAAAGCTTATGATGATGACTTACATTTGAAAGCTAATCCAGATATCTTCATTGTCTTTTATGAAATAGAAAGAAAGAGAGTTGAGGTAGTGGAATGAAAATTAGAGTAGAGATAACGCTAGATACTGATACAAATGATTTATCAGTAGAACAAAAAGAAGTTTTTGATTTCAATGATTACACTGGAAATGAAAGTTTAGAAGTACATGATATTCCAGATTCGGTAGCCAAAAAACTTCTTGCTAAAGCATTGGAGCTGTACGAAGAATCCGAGGTAGACAAATGAGTAATATCATTGTAGGGATATCTACTGTGGTACTGGTAGTGTCGGAACTAGTAGTAGTTTATCTTTCTTTAAAAACAGGTGAGAATTTCGGGAAAGAAAAATCAAAGCAATCAAAAGAAGAGTGGTCAGATTTTTAGGCAGATAAAAAACCCGCTGGGACGGGCTTTGAAATGAGTTTATCTAACTCTATTATACCAAAAATAAAGGGGTTAGAAAATGGAAAAGGAAGTATATAAAAGCATAACCAATCTGTTGAAACGATACAATCCGAGCATGAGAAGTAAGCGACAGCCGTTGACATCCTTTGAGAAATTTGAAGTTGATAGAGCTTTGCTGAAAGTTAAAGAAAGTAATTTGTTAGCTTATGAGATAATTCATAAACGATTCATATCACGTTTACATTTTGGATATGTGGAGCTTGGATATTATTATCACTATGATGAAAGTAACATTAGGAAGATACGCAATAAAGGCTATGATATCTTTGCTAAAGAATATTGCTCAGGATATTATTTAGAACATAAGAATGAAGCTACAAGTTGTCCTCTTTTTGATATTGAAAACATATAAGATAGGGATATGAATATTGATGTCAGTACGAGAGAGTCACGACATACATTTTATTGTTCGGGAGATTGGAATAAGGTTCGACTCCAAGCAATCAAACGTGATAACAAAGAATGTGTGTGGTGTAAAGCTGAAGGGAAAGTTACAACTCAGAGCACAGCAACACTAGAGGTAGACCATATCAAAGAGCTGGAATACTATCCAGAACTTGCATTAGATTTAGATAACTTACGTACATTATGCAAAAAATGCCATAATAAACGGCATGATCGTTGGCAAAAAAAGAAAAATTCAAAATTTGATGATGAAATTTTTGAATGGTAGACCCCCGGTCAAAAAAAATCGCTAAAAATCTGAAATCTTCCAGACCGATTGCTTCTCTTCTGACCAAAAATAAGGACATTTTTATGAAAGGAGCTGAAAATGGTAGCGAATAGATTGAAAAAAGTTCTTGATAGCCGAAAAATGAGTTTTTCTGATCTTAGAAAGCTCTTGCTTGACCAGAAAAAAATAACAGTAAATAACAGTCAACTTTCATTATATGCGAATGGAAAAAGAAACCCTAGAAATAAAAAATTATGGATAGAAATTTCTGATGTTTTAAATTTAGAATTACAAGATATTGTGACGGATCTTGAAGCATATTTGTATATTATTAAAGAGTTTTCTGAAAATGGTGCCTCCAAAAAGAATAAAATTGAAAACGAAAAAATTAATGATTCTCTTTTTCAAGAATTAATTTCACTCATTGACAAAGACAAAGCATCTGAGTTAGAAAAAGTTCAACGTTATTGTGGGTTAGCGGCTACATTCGAAAAACTTGGAGAAGATATTATTGAGGAAGGGGCAGTGATTTATGTACCATCAGGCGATTATATGATTAAAAAAACAAATCCTGCTATTGCTGAACAAGTCAGAGTAAATGCTGCACTCATAAAATTAGATGAGTTTTTCGAAGAAAAGCGGGCAATAAAGCCTAAAAATACGACCGGAACAGATTGGAGTAAATTTACGAAGTGATCGATTACGTTCAAAAATACATTGACGGTTATTATGCGGGAATGGTTAAGTTTAACTATGAACGTAAATTGCTTGTCGATTATATTAAACGTGAGGTAGTGCCTCGCCTTGAATCTGGCGAGGTATTTTTTGACGTTGAACAAATCGAAAACTGTATAGGTTATACCGAAAAATATTTTTTTGAGCTGGAAGATTTTCAAAAATTCATAATCAGTTTTGTTTTTCTATATTTTACAGAAAATCACCGAAATGTTTATCGCAAAATATTGATTATGATTGCCCGAGGGAATGGTAAAAATGGCTTGCTTTCTGCTATTGGAAGTTATCTCACTACACCAATGCATGGGATAGCTAAATACAATATTTCAATTGTTGCCAATAGTGAAGATCAAGCGAAAACAAGTTTTGAAGAAGTGCATGATGCGATTGAAAGTCATGAAGACTTAGAAGAGCTATTTGGGAAACCTAAAAAATCAGAAATAAAAAATATACAAACAAAATCTCTTTTCAAATTTAGAACATCAAATGGTAATACTAAAGATGGGCTTCGAGATGGTGCTGTAATTTTTGATGAGATACATCAGTATGAAAGCAATAAGGATGTAAAAGTACATATTTCAGGACTTGGGAAACGCCCGAATCCACGAGAATTTTATATCGGAACTGATGGTTATGTACGTGATGGTTTTATTGACCAGATGAAAGAAATGGCCCTTAAGGTTCTTAAAGGCGAAGCCAAGTGGAATGCTATCTTTCCCTTTATTTGTAAGCTTGATAAGGTAGAACAAGTCGATGATCCTACACAGTGGGAATTATCGAATCCTATGTTTTCGCTTCCAATGACAGAATATGCTCAAGGCTTATTTGAAACTGTTATGGAGGAGTATGAGGATTTAGAGTTAAATCCAAGTGGTAGGGATGAGTTTATGACGAAACGTCAAAATTTCCCGGTTACAGATACAGAGAGAAGTGTAGCAACTCATGAAGAACTGAAAGCAACTAAGCGAGACTTTCCAGAAATAGAAGGATTACCAGCAGTAGGGGGTCTTGATTATGCAGCTATTCGAGATTTTGCTGCAGTAGGCTTGCTATTCAAAGTAGGTGACGATTATGTATGGTTATCACATAGTTTTGTTAGAAAAGCTTTTGTTGATGCCTTCTATGGCTATAGTAAACCTAAGGATTCAATAAATGGAAAGAGACAGTTTGCTCCTATTCGTAAATGGGAAGAACAAGGGTTATTGACAGTTGTGGATGACGACACAATTAATCCACAGCTAGTTGTAGATTGGTTCGTTCGAATGCGAGATATTGAAGGGTATGATTTGAAAACGATTGTAGCGGATAATTTCCGTATTCCTATCTTGAAGCCACTTTTTGAAGCAGAAGGATTTGAAGTGAAGATGAACGGTAAATTTGATGCCCCTGAAGGTTATCGTGTGGAAATACTAAGGAATGCGAAAGCGATAGACAGTCTTACAGCGCCAAAAATTGAAACTAACTTTGCTAGACGTAATATTATTTTTGGTGCCAATGACATGATGCGTTGGTATACAAACAATGTTCTTCGAAAACTTAAAAAAGATGGTAATATAGAATATTTGAAAAAAGAAGAAGTTCGTAGAAAAACAGATGGATTCAAGGCTTTCGAATATGCTATATATCAATCTGATTACTTAGAACAGCCAGAGGATGATAATTTCTTAGATGATGTCATGGATTGGTTATAAACTTTGAAAAAGTCCTCTTTTTGAGAGCTTTTTTTCTTATACTTAAATTATCCTGAGAGAAAGGAGAGAAGAATGGGCTGGTTTAACAGAAAACAAGCTAATGAAAATTTAGAAGCTATAGATATTGCTGGAGAAATCGAAGAACTATCTATAAAAAATATGGCTTTAGATATTGTGATTAGTTATGTTTCTAATGTGTTTTCGAAGACGAAGTTTGATTTCAAAGGTGAAAACATTGAAGACAGGCTTTATATTCTCAATAATTCTCCAAATGTTAATCAATCTGCTCAAACTTTTTTGAGAAAAGTGGGTGAGGCACTGCTTCGTGAAGGTGAGGCTTTGGTCTTTCAAAAAGATAATCAATTCTTTTTAGCAGATAGCTTTTATCGAGAAGAATATATCACGGGAGATATATTCAAAAACATTATGGTAGGGCAGTGGCAAAGTTCTAAAGATTTGAAACGAGAAGATGTTCTTTATTTTTCTTATAAAAATCAGCGTTTGGAAAATTTTTCTAATGATTTATGGAAAGAATATGGAAATATTTTAGGTCGTTTGGTCGCTAATCAAAAAATAGCAAATCAAGTCCGAGCAACATTTGAAATGCCCGGAAAAACTGCAGTAGACGATGATGAAGCAGAAGAGAAGAAAAAAACTTTCTTGAAAGCTCTGGAAGAAAAAATCAGAACGGCTGTAGTTGCCTTAATCCCAGTGTCGCAAAAGTTCAAATATGAAGAAACAAATACAGCTGCATCTAAAAATACACCTTCCTATGTGGATGACATTAAAAAAGTCAAGGATATGCATATTGATGATGTTTCAGATTTGATTGGAGTGCCTCGAGGGTTAATTCTTGGAGATAAAGCGGATAATGAGAAAAATTATAATCTTTTTATTGAAACAGTCATTGAGACTTTACAACAGATTGTGGTTAGTGAATTAAATAAATCGCTTACACCCGAAGAATATGTGAAGGGAATGAAATATAGCGCAAAAAGTGTACGTTATAGAGATATATTTGCTTTAGCAACAAATATTGACAAGCTTATCTCTAGTGGTGCGATTACTCGAAATGAGGTTCGTGTAGAATTTGAGTACGATCCTGTTACGGGGGGTGACGAATTCTTGATCACTAAAAACTACACTGTAAGTGCGGAAAGGAATGATGAAAATGTTGGAACTTAGAATGAATGGGCCAGTAGTTGATGATGCAGACGCATGGTTCTACACTTGGTTTGGAGAGCCGTGTATTTCTCCTAGTAGCGTCTTAAAGTTTTTAGACGATGCTGGTAGCCAAGATGTAACGTTAACTATAAATTCATACGGTGGTTCAGTATTTGCTGGGAGTGATATCTATACAGCAATCAAAAACCATCCAGGAAATGTTGAAGTTATCGTCAGTGGTATTGCAGCAAGTATTGCTTCGGTTATTGCAATGGCCGGAGATACGATCAAAATTAGCCCTTTAGGTCAAATCATGATTCATAATGCAGCAATGATGAATTATGGGGATCATGAAGATATGACTAAAGCTTCAAAAATTCTTTTCGGTACATCAGAAAGTCTTGCGACTGTTTATGCAAGTAAAACAGGGAAGACTGTAGATGAAATGATGAGTCTTATGACAGAAGAAAGCTGGTACACTGCTGAAAAAGCGGTGGAGATTGGCTTTGCTGATGAAGTATTGTTTGCTGAAAAGAAAGAATTGTCAATGGTTGCTTCAGCTGGTGGAATGGTTGATAAATCAAAAATAGCAGAATTTAAAGCTTTACTTGCCGATAAGGCTGTTAATCCACTAGAAACGGAAGAGAAAGCTGAAGCTATAGATTCCCCAGAAGCACTTGCAACACTTGTCAGTAAAATTGTTGATGAAAAACTGTCAGAAAAGACAAAAAAATCAAAACAAAAACCAGTAAAAGCTACTGGATTATCAAAATTTATTCATTAGGAGAAAATCATGGGTATTAAATTTAAATCAATTACAAATAAGCTCCCTAAGTACCAAGAGGCGTTGAAGAAATTTACAGATGCTGTGCATGATGGTGCAGACGAAGCAATGCAGAATCAGTTGTATGCTGATGCTATGGATACTCTAGGGAATGAGCTTTCTGAAACTATTTCTGAACAAAATAAAGAAGAGCTTGAAGCAATGTTCGAAGCACGTACTGCAAATGCAGGGTTGACAGCCTCAGAAACTAAGTTCTTTAATAGTATCAAGGAAGACGTAGGGACAAAAGATGAAATTCTTTTACCAGAAGAGACAAATAACCAAGTTTTTGAAGATCTAAAAACAGAACATCCCCTATTATCAATCATTAATTTCAAAAATGCAGGGCTGCGTGTCAAAGCTTTGATTGCAGAAACTGAAGGTGTTGCTGTATGGGGTGAAATCTACGGTGAAATCAAAGGTCAACTTGATGCGGCATTCAAAGAAGAGCCATTTAAGCAGAATAAATTGACTGCTTTCGTGGTCATTCCTAAGGATGCATTAAATTTCGGAGCGAAATGGCTCAAACAATTTATCATGATGCAAATTGAAGAATCATTTGCAGTTGCTCTTGAACTTGCGATTGTTACAGGTAATGGTAAAAATAAACCAGTTGGATTGATTAAAGATTTATCTAAGGGTACAGTAGATAATGGGGTGCCAGTCTATGAAACAGATAAAGCACCGACAGCAGATTTAACTGATGTAACTCCAGAAACTGCACCAAAACTTCTTGCTCCAGTTATGAAAATTCTTTCTGTTAAGGAGAAAAAAGAAGCAACGGATCCTGATAAGCCACTCAATATTGCTGGACAAGTTACAATGTTGATTAGTCCATCAGATTACTATGATCTGGAAGCAAGCTTTACGACACTTAATGCAAATGGTGTTTATATTTTTAATCTTCCATTCGGTATAAAAATTGCTCAATCAGTAGCAGTTAAACCTGGCACAGCAGTTATCTTTGTAGCAAATCGTTATGATGCATATGTTGGGGGTGGAACTTCTATCAAAGAATTTGATCAAACATTTGCGTTAGAGGATTTACAGCTTTACACTGCTAAATCATATTATTATGGTAAAGCCAAAGATAATAATGTTGCTGCTGTAGTGAAGTTAGGAACTCCTACACCCTAAGCACCCCGCAATAGCGGGGAAATGGGATACTAATGCTAACCCAGAGCTTTCTTGGGGAGCAGTTGAGGGATCTACCACTTATAACGTCTTGAAATGGCAAGATGTAGGAGGCCAACCAAATTACGAAACCATTGAATTAGGTGATGTTACAAGTTACACAGATACTACGGTTGTAAATGGTACAGACACAGGTATTTGGGCTTATGAGATGGTTGCTAAGGATTCAAGCGGTTCGAATATTGCAATTAGTAATTCAGCGGTGTTCAATAGCGCAACAGGAGAAATCACTTATGACGATTCTGGATTTGATAGCGGAACTACTAAGAGTTTTGAAGAGGCAGAGCAGAGTTTAACGAAACCAACCAGTGCTGATACTATTCCAATTATTGAAGCTTATTTAGATTCTATTGGGATTGATCATAAAGGTATTACCAAGAAAGCTGAGCTTTTAGCTCTACTGGAGTAACTTATGACACAAGAAGATATTAAAACTTGGGTTGAAAATAATCTGGAATCATTTAAGAAGCGTATGCGTATTTTCGGAAACGCTGAAGATGAAAATTTGGAAAAAATGCTGACTTCAAGTGCTACGGTAATTCTAAGGTTAATAGGAGTAAGTGACTTTGATGATAAGCCAGAAGTGGAAGAACTGGTCTTTGAACGTGCTCGTTATATTTATAATGATGCACTTGATGAGTTCATGACGAACTATGAAGAAGAGATTTATACCCACTTCACTTATTATAAATTAGCTCGTATTGATGAGGAGGAATCGGATGATATCATCTCAGAAACAGCGCCAAAATAATAAAGTTCATAATGGTAATCTACGAACTCCTGTAAAATTCTACAAAGCAGATGTAGATGATTCTCTTCATGGTCGTGAAAAACCGGCTAAACTGTTATTTTCCAGTTTAGGTGAGGTGTACAATCCAAGTATGAAAGACCTTGAAATTATGCGGAGCCATGGTATAAAACAAGGTCTAACCATTCGCATACGGGACCCATTCGAAAGTTATCAACCTGATAATAAGCATTTTTTGAAAGTTGATGATGAGCGCTTTAAGGATGTTACTTGGAATATCAAAGATATTCGTCCCGATTTCTACAATAGAGACTTTATTATTATATTGGTAAGTGGGGACCACACATGACAGGTGCAGAACTTAAAGGTATGGATGACATCTTACGAAAATTGGAACAAAAGTTTGGGGCTGCGAAGGTAACTCGAGCAGTCAATAAAACGTTGAACAGTGCCGGAGATGATACCCAGAAAAAAGTTACTCAAGCAGTTTCTGCTTTTAGAGATACTGGAGCAACAACCGCACAAGTTACACGTACAAATGCTAGAAAAATCATGGAAGTACCTACTGTTAAAATAGGTTGGGGACAAGGTACTCGTTGGCGGTTGGAGCATTTAAATGAGTTTGGTTACAACCGTCACGGTCAATTTATTCGTCCTCGAGGATTTGGGGTGTTACAATCTGTTATTGATTCTGAAAAAGTAGAATATCCAAGTCGTATCAGAAAGGGGTTAAAGGAAAATCTGAAATGAAAGATATGATGGAAGAAGTCATGCAGCATTTGAAAAGTAGACCATTACTTTCAAATGTCACGATTAAAAGCTTTGATCGTCCAGAATCTCTTGATGATGATGACCCCAGTATTGTTATTTATCCTATGGGTCCACCTAAGACAGGAACAATGGGTAGCAATACACATTTGAATATGGTTTATACCTATCAAATCAATGTTGAAACGGTAGATTATGTCAAAACGAAAGAGTACGCAAGTGCCATTCGTGACGTATTAAATGATTTACACTTTTATCAACTTGATGGCGGCTTAGACGAATATTTCAAAGAATCTGGTCGATATGTTGATGCAAGACGTTACAGAGGTGGCAGTCCTTTGTATGACAAAGAATATTAAAAGAAATGAGGTGGCTATATGCCAGCATTAGTTGGATTTAAACGTATGACTATTCAAGTATTGGATGGTAAAGACAAAAAGACCTTCGTAGTTGAAGGAAAACAAGATAAAGGTGCAATGCAGACAGCTAAAATCAGTGGTTTGTCTGCAGATACAGTTAAAACTTATGGTTCAAACGTAGCTTATCATGTATCTCGTAAAGGGGTCGGAGATGTATCAGCAGAACTAGAAGGAGTTGATCTTCCAGAAGAAGTATTTGCAGCAATTCTTGGACACGATACAGATGAAGATGGCATTACACGTATTGGGGCAGATACAGAGCCGCCGTATTGCTCTATGCTTTTAGAAAGTGAAACAGTACGTGGGGAACAAGCGCTGTTTGGCTTCTATAAAGGATCATTCTCAACTGAAGATACAGAGCTGAAAACAACTGGTGAAAAAACGGAAGAGCTGGCAGCTGAGAAACTGAAATTTTCAGCAATTGCTTCTGATGCTGAAGAAACAAAGGGAAGTTATGTTGGTAAGTACATAGGAACTGATCAAGCAGCAATTTCTAAACTTAAAACAGAACTCAATATCGCAGTACCTACACCCTAGTCACCCCGCTATTGCGGGGGAATGGGATGCAAACAATAACCCTAAAGTTACTGGAGAAGCTGTAACTGGAGCAACAAATTATAAAATGTTGAAATACCAAACAGATGATCCAGCAGGCTATGAAACGATTTCGTTAGGAAATGCTACAACATATACTGACACGTCTGTAACTAAAGGAACAGACACAGGTATTTGGGGTTATGAGTTAGTTGCTGAGAATTCAGCGGGCGATGATATCGGTATTAGTGCTGGAATTTCGTTTGATACGGTTACAGGAGAAATTATTAATGACTCTTGGCATGATCGTATGGGGAAGTTATCAAAATCTGACATTGCTGCTTATCTAAGCTCTAAAGGCATTGAATATAATGCAAGTTCTACGAAGAGTGAGTTGCTCAAATTAGTTTAAATAAAAGTCCTTTTTTCGAAGGACTTTTTCTCTATAATTAAGTAAAAACAATGAATGGAGAATGAAAAATGTCAGTAATTGAATTGAAGTTAAGAACTAAAGAAGGAAAGACTGAATATTATTCTTGTGATTTTATTCCAGCTAGAAAGTATCTTGAATATTTGAAAATGGAAGAGGAGCTTGAACAGAAAAGGGTTACTACTGTCCAGGCTGTAGAAAAACGTACGAAATTTGTGGCTTCCATCTTCGAGGGAATAACTGCAGAAGATTTATATAATGGTTTGACTTCAGTTGAATTGACTAAAGTTTTAACAGATGTTGTTAATGAAATTATGGGAATCGGTGATGACGACCCAAAGCAGAGCGAATCAGTGTAAGTCAAGCCAGAAAGAATTTCCTATCAACTATTAAAAGTCTTGTGACTAGCGGAAATGGATTCACAGTCAAAGATGTATTAGATACAGATTGGCGAGATATGATGGAAGTGTTCGGAGCTGATATCGAGCAAGAAAAAGAATCAGAAAAAGTTCAGAGTTTAGAAGATTTTATCAGAGCTATGCATTAGTTCTGATTTTATTTAATTTTACTTTTCGTAATACATTTAGTATAATTAAAGTATGAAAAGTAACAGTAAAATGGGTAGACCAAAAGTGGCGCATCCCAAAAAAGCATTCAGTTTTAGGATAAGTAAAGAAGATGAAGAATTTCTTAAATTTTATGCTAAAAGAAAAGATATTAGCCAAGCAGAAGTCGTGAGTAGAGGGTTACATAAACTTAAAGAAAGTTACGAAGAAGGTGAAAGTAATGGATAAAGGTAGGAAAGCTTTTTATAAAATGTGCATCTATGGAGTGCTTTTGATTCTTTTCTTTATTGCGACATTCATTTTATGGATTCTGCATTGGCAGCTGTTTGTAGGTTTCATGTTTACTTTTTATTTGGTTCCTTTGGTATGGAAGATGTGGATCTTTACAATTGTCTGGATTGCCTTAGGGTGCTTTCTTTATCTAAAAGTCATCGATGAATATAATAAAGCAATGCATTAAGATATTTTTCAAAAAGTCCTTTTTATGAGGCTTTTTTCTTTTATACTGAATTAAAACAGAAAAACAGTATAAATGGAGGCGAAAATGCCAGAAGTATTGGGTGCAATGCAAGTCCAGTTGGGCTTAGATGCAAGTAAATTTGGGGATGGTTTAACGAGTTCAAAGCGTGCAGTTAATTACTTCAATTCTGAGGTAAGAAAGCTTGATACGGTAATGAAAGGGAGCGGTAAAAGTGTTGATGCACTAAGTGCTAAACAGAAGTCTCTCAAACAAGCAATGGAATCTCAGTCAAACGTCTTGAAGAAATTGAAGACAAATTTTGATGCTGCGAAGCCTGGTACAGCACAATATGAGCGATTAGCAACTGAGATAGAAAAAGCTAATGTGAAAATGGTTGATCTAGAGTCTCAATCTAAGAGAACAAGTGATGAGTTAAAACAAACAATCTCTCGCTCAGGCCTTACAGGTAAATTACAAACGGCAGGGACAAAAATAGATGCCCTTGGTGGTAAATTAAGAGCTGCAGGTGATGCCATGGCTCCTGTTTCGCTTGCTTTGACTGCTGGGCTTACAATCTCTACAAAGAAAGCAATGGATTTTGAAGGGCAAATGCAAGTAGTGAAATCCTTACTTGCAGATACTATTCCAAATGCGGAAGCCCTAACAAAGAAAACTGAAGAAATGGGTGAGAAGTCCAAAACATGGGCTAAGCAGTATGGTGTAAGTACTACTGAGGTCAATCATGCCATGGAGGAACTTATTAAAAAAGGTTTCTCTGCGAATGAAACCATTGATGCCATGCCTGCGTTGTTGGATGCCGCTAAGGCCTCAGGGGATGATTTTACAACGGTTATGGATGCCAGTTCAAGTGCTTTACAACAATTCGGGATTGAAGCCAAAGATACAGGTCGTGTAACCAATGCGATTACCTATATTGCAAATAAAACATCAAGTGGTTTCTCAGACTTAGGGGAAGCTCTAAAATATGTTGGTCCAGTCGCCAAAGCTACGAATAATAATTTAGAAGAAACTACGTCTGCCCTTGGTCTTTTGTCTGATGCAGGTATCTTAGGTTCTAATGCAGGTACGTCTTTACGTACTAGTATGCTCAAACTCTCTCAGATTAATACAAATGCAGCAATCTCAAAATTCACGGAACTTTTAGCTAAGGGTGCCGCAGGTTCTCAAACTTTGGCAGATGAATATGGTAAAGTTGCGCCTAAAATCGATGATGTAAGTAAGAGAATTGAGCAAGCCAGTGCAGAGCTTGCAGATGCTACTCAAAAAGGGGACAAAAAACGAGTAGCAAGTACAAAGCAGACATTGAAAGATTTACAAGGGGAACAAGAGGGCTACTATACTCAAGTAAAAAAATATTTTGAAAAACTATCATTTCCAGATCAAATTAATGCATTGAAAGAAATGAAGAAATCATGGATGGATACAGGGGGCAGTGTTCAGGATTTCAATGGTATCATTGGAAAATTGGTTGGTACAGAATCGCTTACAGGTATGACTGTCTTGATTGATAAAGGTGGTGATGCTATAAAAGGCATGGCTAAAGAAACGAAAGCTGCCTCTGGCTACACCAAGGAGCTTGCGGATACTATGCAAAAGTCTAGTAAGTCTGGAGTGGAACGTTTCAAGTCAAGTCTTGAAGTATTACAAATTAGTGTTGGCCAAAAAGTACTTCCAGCTCTTACTCCTTTAGTTGATTTTGGTAATAACCTCATGGACACATTTTCTAAACTTCCTCCTGAAGCACAAACGGCATTTGTTGGTATTGCAGCGGGTGTAGCTTTAGCTTATCCGGCTCTAAATTTTGCGGGTAACTTGACAAGTGGTTTTGGTAAAACACTGAATATTATCGGTAAGATAGGTGGAATGGCTAAAGCAAACCTTGCAGGACCTGGTATTGTAGCAAGCGCTGGTGAAGCAAGTGCTGCCCTTGGTGGCGCAGGAGGTTTGACAGCGAGTATTGGCACAGTAGGCCCAGCTCTTTCAGGTTTATTGCCAATCGCAGTTGGAGTTTTAGGTGCTGTAGGTATTGGTGCTCTGATTTGGAAATTAACCGAAGGTGTACGTGAAAATAAAAAAGAAATTGATAAATGGGGAGAAGTTGTTGGTAAAGGAACAAGTAGTAAACTTGATACTTTGAATGAAAAATTTGTCAAAGTTACAACAGCAACAAAAGACTTTGATATACAAGGAACTCCAGCGATTGGTAATGTAAAATCAGCAATTGATCAGCTTGGAAAAGCTGCCAAAACTTCTATTGATGAGACTCAAAAAGCAATGGAAAAAGGTGCAGCATATGCTGGTATATCGGATAAAGAAATTGAAGCATCTAAAAAAGCTGCAGAGCAACAAAAAAATAATATCCAGACAATGGCTGATGCGACTGTTGCGATTTATCAAAAAGCTGCATCTGAAAAACGGGATATTACAGATGCTGAACGAGCTATCGTTGAAAATAACCAAAAAGCCATGATTGCTACAACTATTGAAAATTATGGAATTACTGGAGATAAAGCCAAGGAAATCATGAAAGTCTTCAGTGGTGATATTGTCAGCATGAATAGCGATGCACTTAAGCAATCTTCTAACACTGTAAAAGAAATGATGAATGCAGAAACCAAAGCTTATCAAGATTCTAAAAAATCATTACAGCTCTTAAAATCACAAGATGTTATTGATGATACGGAATACAAAGCTAGATTACGAGCTTTAGAAACATCACATAATGACAAAATGACTCAATACGGTGAAGAGTTCATTAATGTTAAAAGGGAACAACAAAAGAGAGAGTTAGAAGGGACAGGTAATAATTCACGACTTCAAGCTAATATCAGGCATAAATATAATAATGAAATTCGTAAATCTTTAGAGGATTTAGGAGTTAACTATGATGACCTCGTTAAGAAAATGGGAGAAAGTGGCAAAAAAAGTGCGAATGATTTTGGTGATTCTGGAAAGCTAATTGCGCAATATGCAACTAATATGTCAGATGAAGCTAAAAAAGCTAGCGATTCTTGGAATGCAATGATTTTTGATCCTAAAACTGGGGAAGTCAAAACAAATGCTAAAGAAGTTATTCAAGAAGCTGTTAAAACACCAGAAGGTTGGAATAATATGACCTTCATTGCAAAAAATGCAAATCTGACAACGAATGCTCGTAAAACAATAATTGAAGCTTTACAAGCAAACGGTCAATGGGACCAACTTAAGCCAGCAGAAAAACAGTTAATTATTGGTAATGATGTTGCTTTGTTCAAGTTACATGCAAGTAAGCAAGAGCTTAACGATTGGAATAATTTGCCTGCTAAACAAAAAGACTTGTGGGCAAAAGATTCAACAAAAGCAGGCGTTGCTGCTGCTCAAGCAACAATGAGCACTCTAAAAGATGTTGAGAGGCTATTAACTTCTAAGAATTTAACAAGAGCACAAAAAGAACAGGCTCAAGCAACAATGAACAGCTTGAAAGATGTTCAAAGAATTTTAACTTCAAGAAATGCGACATTACCTGAAAAGATTGCTGCACAAAACACAATGAATAGTTTACAAAATGTTACTCGTAATCTACAGGCGGCTAACCTTACTGGTCCAGGAGTGGCTTCTGCGAATGCTTTTATTAATAGCAATTTTACAGGAAAAGAAGCAGCTCTTACAGCTAATGCAAGTAGTGCACAAACGACATTGGATAACTTCCTGCTTACTCCAGCAACAAAAACTATTCAGTTAATTGCATCAGGCGGTCCAACCCATGAAGCACAAGGGACGAATTATCACCAAGGTGGGTTGGCAATGGTAAATGACCAAGGAGGCCCTCTTTATAAAGAGTTGGTTACTCTTCCAAATGGACAAAGCTTTATCCCTGAAGGGCGGGATGTTATCTTGCCGCTACCAAGAGGTTCCAAAGTTTTAAAAGCTAGAGATACGGCTCATATGATGGCTGGATTAGTCCCTAAATATGCGAAAGGAACAGGAGGAATACCAGCTAATGCGAAAATCTTTAAGGAGATGGGTGCTATTGATAAAAAATTATCTTTTTCTGCTCAACGTGAGACCGAGAATAATTCTCGATACTTTGAGAAAATGATTGATTTATTACAGATCATAGCATCAAAAGAATTGATAGTAAACGATAAACCAACTGAAAGAGGAACACCAACAGCAAGAGAATTTCAACGAACATTAGATTATTTACTACGTGATTTAGGTTATTCACTAAATTAGGAGGGGAAATGAAAATATTATTTAAAAAGAATGTTTGGATATTAAAAAAATTGGGAAAGGATTTTTTGGGAAATCAACTATATGGCGATAAGCTTCTTCTCTATGATGTACGCATGGATATTATCCCTAATTTTGGCAATAAAGATAATAAACGAGTTTTTGAGCCTAAAATGATGTTGACTCTCTTCATGCCTCTCCAAAATGCCTTGTCTATTGATGAATCTTTGATTGGCTCTAAGATTGTAGACGATGACCAAGAGGAATATTATGTGAAAAATATAGAAATGATAAAAGATAGTGATGGTAATATCACTCAATATCACCTTATTTTAGAAAAGGACGAGAATCATGTCAGAGAAAATAACATATACTAATGAAAATGATGAGAAAGTTATTTTTGAACTGAAAAAGCCTTATATTCTATTAGAAAAAAGCGGCTTTGGCGGTATAGAAAATAAGATAAGTAGTGAAAGACTTTATGGTATGGATGGTGAATATGAATATGATACCTCTCTCCCACCTCGGCCACTATCTGTAAAGTCTCTCATTTACGGAGATACAGCAAAACATGAAAATGAATTGAGAAAGAACATCATGAGGGTAACTAACCCGAAACTCCGAGGAAAAATAACGTATGAGTTATTTGATTCTACTTATGAAATAGATGTTCGAGTCTCTAAATCGTGGGATGATGCTTATCATGAAAACCCTCATATGCTACAAGGAGAAGTTGAGTTTATTGCTCTTAATCCGTATTGGAGAGATATTTCAAGCGAAAGCTATACGGTGATGTTAGGACAAACAATTAACTATTTTAGCTTCCCATTAGCCATTACAGATAATTTTAAGTTTGCTGAAATTGATTCTGGACGTGAAGTGGAAGTTTTAAATCCTGGGGATGTAACTGTAGGTATTGAATTCAATATATCATGTACTGCCAGTGTTAAGAATCCAAGAATCTTGAATATGTATACCCAAGAATCGTTTGGATTTAACGCTACATTTAGTACTGGAGACCATATATATGTGAATACGAATAAAGGTAAGAAACAAGTGTTGATCAATAATGAAAATGGTTATTCTAAAAAGAAAGCAGGGTCAGTATTTTTGCAACTAGAAAATCATAATACCAACTATTTTATTTTACAGGCAGATGAAGGAGTTGAGAATATGGTAGCGGAAATGAAATTTTATCCTCTTTTGGCAGGTGTGTAATTATGAAGACTAAAAGTGATATTTCGATAGAAATTTTCGGGAGAGAAACGGGTTTTTCTTACCAACCCCAAGGGATTATTGATGTTTTCAAAAGCTGCTCTGTGACATGGAATGCTTATTCGTATAATACTTTTCATTTAATTAGTCCTTTAGATTCACCGTATCTTACTTATCTAATATCTGATAATATTCTCGAAATAAAAGGCTGCTACTTTTATATTGATTCAGTAGTATATGAACAAAAGCAATCTCCATTTCTTGTGATACGCGGGAAGAGTTTGTATGGTAAGGCAACAAAACGTATTGTCTATTCGACATACTCTACTAGTTCTAACAAACCTGAAAAAATTATGTTTGATCTTATCAATAAAAATTTGATTGCTTCGACGTCTGATAGACAGATAAAATATTTAACGATAGCAACTCCTTCGGATCTCGGAAGTAAGTCCCTTAGTTATCAAAATAGTTATGGGGTAGTAGAGGAAGAAGTAACATCATTAGCAGAAAGTAATCAAATTTGTATTCGAGAAACCCCTATATCCTTAGAAAATCCTGTTTCCCAAATCGAATTTTTCAAAGGAAGAGACCTAAGTGGAGAAGGTGGTGTAGAGTTAAGTATATCTGAAGAAGGTATTTATACTGAATCATATACAAGAGATGTTTCAGACATGGCGAATGTGGCCTATGTTTTTGGTGAAGGAGAAGGCAATGCACGAAAAATGGTTATTGCCATAAATCAATCAACCGGTAAACCAGACGGGTTAGATGTCAATGAAATCTATGTAGATGCAAGGGATTTACAGCAGAAGTATACGGATGAGTCTGGTAAGGAGATTACCTTGACAGATGCTGAGTATAAAGAAAAATTGCTACAGCGTGGCTATCAGAAATTAGATGAACACCCAGAGATTATACAATTGAGTGGTGAAGTAAATACTGATAATCTCAATTTCGCTTATGGCAAAGATTATGAAGTAGGAGATACGATTAAACAAACAAGTGAAAGGTTTGGTATATCAAAATCTTCAGTTCTCACATCCATGACAGAAACATGGGATGAGACAGGCTATCATCTTGATCCGACTTTTGATAAAGATAGAGTGTCGGTCATTCAAAAAATAAAAGGAAAGTAGGTTAGAGCTATGGGAGTGTGGGTTTTTCCCCTAAAAAGTATCAATGGAAGCAACATGTATGGTCCAGATGATTTTAGACAATTTTATGCAAATATTTTCAGTACAGGAATTTTAGCGACAGCGAAATTTTCGCAAGCAACAGCTTTACAAGTTACTCAAACTGAAACACCATCGTTGAATGTGGTTCTAGGTCCGGGATGTGTAATTATGGAGGGCGGGCAACTGATGAATAGTGATTTTTTGAATTTTAAAATCCCGGCTCCATTGGTTTCTCAATCTCGAACTGATTCTATAGTTGCTCAATGGAACTCTTCGATGAACACAGGGGGCTTTGTTTATAAAGAAAACAATACCCAAGTGGTTCGTACTAAAGAAATTTATGAATTACAAATTTGTAAAATCGTTGTACCCGCAAGTGCTACTTATATCAATCAAAGTAATATTAAAGACATGCGATCAGATGAGAGTGTGTGTGGATTCTCTACACCATTTGCAGAACTTAATGTTGGTGATCTGATGGCCCAATATGAAGCACAAGTTCAAGATTGGTTTGACCAGGCAAAAGTAAATACAAATAATTTAATCCAAAACTATGATCAACAGTTTCAAGACTGGTTTCAAAACTTACAAGACCAGTTGGATGAGAACCAAGCGGGAAATCTACAGAATCAGATTGATAATCTGAATGGAAAAGTCTATACGGCTTATGCCAATAGTGCGGATGGAAGCGAAGATTTTACACCTCTGTATCCAAATCTAAATCTTGAAAAACATACAGCACAACTTATTGGAACAGATAATAATCTTATCTGGGGAAGTTTTGGAAATAAGACAAAGACAATTGCTTATGAAAATGTATCTATACCGGAAGTTCCAAGCGTAAAAGTAGGTCTTAGAATGACACAAGTAACTGCAGGTCAATCTGGATGGCGAGGCCCCGCAGGAGCGGAAGGAGGATCGTATGCAGTTATACCGGGAGAGAAGTATACAATAAGTGCTTACTTAAAAAATAATGCTGATACAGATGTGACGATCAACCTTCAATTAGGCACAAGCAACGTTCAAACAGATCAAACAGCAAATACGATCTATGTAACAGAACGATTTGTTGTCCCAGCTAACAGCGATTTTAAATTGTACAGCGCAGTTGTTACAATTCCAACGGGAAATGTATGGGCTTGGAGCTATGTTTATACAGATACTCCAACGGTAACTGCTGACTATACTATAGCAGGATTAAAAGTAGAAACTGGAGAAAATCAAACGCTTTGGATGCCGCATGCAAGCGAGGTCAAACCGAGTGACTATCCGCAATATATATACAAAGGCATGTTTGCGAATCTACATAATAGCGACAGAAACAACCCAGCCAATTATAACTGGGTTCGCAATACCGATGTTGTCCGCGATGAAGCGGGCACAGTGATTGTTAAAAATTTAAAATTTACTGGAGATACTAATGGACTCATACCATTAACCATGGCTAGTGGATTCACAGCTAATCAAGCTGAATATTGTATCAAAAATGGTTGGATTTTCATTACTGTTCAAGGCGCTAGACCGAATGCTACGGTTACTGGTCAAAGCTATTATACCTTCTTAACACTGCCATCGGAAATTACTGCTCATATCACTCATACCGAGGGCTTTATGTGGAGTAACTTCCAAGGTGGTGGTGTAACCTACTCAGGTGGGATTTTAACCAATGGCCAAGTACAGTTGTATCTATCACCGAGTACTAACTCTATTGCGAGTAACCATAGATTCAGTTTTAACATGGTGTTACCACTAAGAAAAGCTTGAATAAAAAGAAGGAGGAGAGATATTGAAAGAACTTTTAAGAAAGATCAAGGAAAATAAATCATGGATCGTGACGAGTAGTGAAACACTTGCCATGGGTGCATGGATTATCTTTGTTGATCTAATGCATGCGAGGGATGTTCCGCCTATGTTGATGGCATTTCGTCCCCCTTATATGCCGTGGATTATGATTGTAATAGGTTTGTACTCCTTAATTGTGGCTACCAAAACAATTAATCTTGGTGTTGTGCTTGGGAATGCTTTTGTTTGGAGCTTCATTGCGATTAGTTCAGTTCTTGAAGCTGTGACGGACCAAACACCTCTTATCGTTATTCCAGGGATGTTGGCTATAGTCTCACTTGGGATACTATGGCGAATTTTTTCAGGAGCATCTAAAATAGAAATCGAAAGAAAGGGACACGAATGACTGACGGACAACTTATTACAGGGATTAGTGGAATAGCTGCGACTGCTTGCACTGCTTTTGTTGCTTATCTTACTTTGAAAGGCAAGAAAGTAGATAATAGCACGACAGTTACCATGAAAACATTCGAATCTCTTCATGAACAAGTCGAGGAACTTAGAGCAACAAGTAAGGATCAAGCTCTCGAAATCAAGGAGCTGCAAACTTACAGAAATAAGTATGAAGCTTTGAAAGTTAAATACGATGATCTTAAAAGAAAGTTTGATGATTTATTGGAAAATATTAAAAATACGAAGGAGAAGTCACATGAAACAAATTAACATCAAGCAATATGCTAGTATGGCTACAACTGTACTCACTGCTTTCGGAGTACTTTATACAGCATTGAGTCAAATTTGGGGATTACCTTATGGTGCAGAAGTAGCAAACACTACACTAGCAATTGCAGCATTTATTGCAGCCACTCTTGGAATCAATACGGCTGTGCAAGTAGCTGATGTCAACAGTAATGGCATTCCAGATAATGAAGAAAAGGAGGAAAACCTATGAACGAGCAGCTTAAACAATTTGCGACAGAAGCGGTTCAGCGTTCAGCGCAACTTGAGGCAAGTAATGAAGCGAAGAAGCGTACAGCATTTGCTTATATTAATGAAAAAATTCTCGAAAATAAGATTGAGAATATTTCATTAGAAGACATAGATAAGGCTATTGAGGAAGTGTGGGAGGCGACAATGAAATGACAGTAGACAATAACAAAGCGATTTCATGGTTTAATAATCGCAAAGGAAAATTGACCTACTCAATGCTTGGTTCACGAAACGGAGCTGACGGCACGGCTGACTGTTCTGGATCAATAACGCAATCAATCTTTGAAGCAGGAGCAGCAAAGTATGCTTATCTGTATTCTACAGTGACACTCAGTGGATATTTTCAAGCAAATGGCTATACTTGTATCTCTCGCAATCAAGACTGGGATAGTAAAAAAGGAGATATAATTTTAATGTCCTGGGGGGCTGATATGTCATCTAGTGGTGGTGCGGGAGGTCATGTTGGTATCATGAAAGATGACACAACCTTCATCAGTACAGACTACTGGACAGGTGGACAAGTAGGTACAGCAGTATCGGAACATAACTGGAACCAATACTATATGACGAATCAGCCAAGTTATATAGAAGTTTGGCGAAACAATAACAATACAGAAACACCACCGGTTAGTGGTGGATCTAATAATAATTCAAATAACAATGAAGCAAATAAAAAAGGAGCAAAGAAAATGTACGTAGTAGACACAGAAAAAAATTCATATTTAGTTACAAGTGAAGGTAAGTATACATGGTTATCAAGTAAAGGTAATCGAGATGCATGGGCTAAAGTTTGTCCTGTAGTTTCTATGAAAGATGGAGACATGCGTGCTATGCTTGTAAAATTGAAATAAAAATAAAATGCCCGGTCGATTTGACTGGGCATTTTTATTATTGGTAAAAAAATATTGATGCAAATAAAAACTGTATATCTCGGATATACAGCCCTTGCCTGGTAAAAAATTAGTTACGTTTTTAACTACGTTAGATGTGTAATTCATTGTACTTCATTTGAGGTTTATTTTGATAAATAGCAACATCTAGCGTGTATTGGAATTCATTAGATGTTATTTTACCGCTCTAGTTTATTTCGAAA